CCTATTGTTGATCTACCCCAAAAATAATGACTATTAGTTGTTGTTTGCCATTTTAAATTACCTTCTGAATATGTTGCATCTGATTGAGCATTATCTAAAATATTTAATGTTGCAAAATTATTAGTCGGTGTATCTGTAGCTTGATCTGTTGCGGCTAGATTAACTTCTGTTAAATCTGTTCCACCATTTGCATCGTTGCCAAGATTATCACTTGCTTCAAAATCTAAATAAAAACCATTCGTACCAAATGTTAATCCTGATACATCTATCGGTTTCCAGATTGTCGGACTATCACTATCAAATTCTCCAAATGAAGTTGGTGCTAATGCTTGTCCATCTATTAAACAAACTTCTGCCATGTAACCATCAAAGTATGCAGAATGTGAATCTAAAAATCCAACAAAATTTGATGATCCAGAATTATTAAAAAGAGTATCATAGTTTTCACTTGGATAAGTTGCTGTTGCAAATGATGTTTCTTGAACTCCATTTGTATAATATTTTACTCTATTAGCGGCAACTCCTTGTGTAGTATCTACTGCAACGCAAATATGCATCCATGCACTCGGATCACGAAATAATCTATTTGGTGCTAATAAAATAACATCGCTTCCTGTATATTCATAAAATCTTAAAGTGTTTTCTGTTGAACCATCATAAAATTGAAATCCAGCTTCTGTTCCTGAAGTTCCAGCAGTAAATACTTTTTGGTTATTTCCCATTTTTCCTCTTTTAATCCAAAAAGAAATAGTAAATGTTCTTCTATTTCCACCACTTTGAGATTTGTGCATATAAGCACTATCAGCAGAATTAAACCTACATGAGTTGGCTACTTCGTAAGCTGGTGTAACTTTAGCTCCTGGATAAAGAAAACTATTGATTGGCATTACGACTCCAATCTAGGCAGCTCACCTAATGGTCTAGTAACCGAACCATCTTCTTGTTCTGTATAAGTATATAAAGTTTCTAATGCTGGTGTATCTGCTGCATTAGTTATAGATGTTTCCATACTTGCACATTTAGTTCTTACTGCTGCTCTATGAGTTGTAATTGAACTTGGCACTGCTGTACCTGCATCTGCTTTTCTAACAATATACCAATCTGTATCTTGTAATATTCCAGCAGCTTGAGATTTAACTGTTCTAATTAATTGTGTTTTTAATCCTTCAACTTTTACATTACCTACATCTTTATCATCTGGTATTAAACCATCTGTTTTATCTTGTGATGTCCATAAAGTATCTGCATGTTTTTTAGCTGTTGAATCTCCATATGATCCTGTGACTTTACCACCCCCAAAAGCATAAGTAACATTAGTATTAATATACCATTGTTCATCTTTTCTTTTAGAATTATCCATTTCTACTTCATAGATACCAATAGCTTCTCTTTGAGATTTAGTCCAAAGAGTAAATATTTGTTTTGAATATTGATTATCTCCAATAGTAATACCTTGATTACCACTAAAGAACTTTGTAATTGATCCTGATTCTACTAATGCAAACATATTACTCCTATGATAATGTTAAAGCTTGATTTCTACCAACTTCCAACCACTTAGATCCATTGTATCTAAATACAAATACATCTCCAAGGTTAGCTGTTGTAGTCAACGTTGGGGCTGTGTCCGAGGCAAATTCGAATACGGCATTCCATGTTAAAGTTCTTGAACCTGTTCCATCTTGGATTATTAATAATGAAATAAACTGACCAGTAGTTCCATTAGAAGGAGCACCTAATGTTCTATTAGCACCTAATGTTACTTTAGCAACATCTTCTGTAGATGCATCCCAAGTAATAGTTGCTTGATCTGTAAGTGTTGTTTCAGTATAATTTAATTTAGCTGATGTAATTAAATTATCAGCTATATCTGATGCTGTTAATGCCTTTGTTCCAGGCAATTGACCAATATAACCCATCTTATGTTATCTCCATTATAGACAGTGTACCTGATAGCTTATCTGCAACAGAACAATCAATATTTAAATAATCGGTTGTTTCCAGTACAACTTTACCACCTGTTAAAACTTCTAAAGAACTTCCCGCAGGAATATTTACATCTTTAACTAAAAATGATGTACCATTGGTAACATTATTAGCCCCACCTCTGCTTCCTGTATCACTAACTAATTCTACTTCTGCAGTTACTGCAGACGAATGAATATTAGTAAGTACCAATCCAAGAACAACTGTTGTTGTACTACCAGCAACCGTATACATCTTGTATGCGGTGCCAGCACTAGCAGGTTCTGCTGCGAAAGTTACTACTTTAAACGTATTTGCCATTTATTTCCTCCTAATTAATTTTGTTTACTAACCCAAGGCAATCGCCAAGGCAGTAGGGTCCTCAATTGATGTGTGATTAGTCCCGTTTAAATTTAATACATCACAATATAATGTGCCATCAAAATACCCATCTTTAAATTCTAAACCTGATGTGCCTAAATCTATATCGTTATCTGTAACTGGTTTTAGAACTCCATCTGCTAATGTAATTTGCTGAGTACCATCTATATCAAAAATAATACTATTATCTGTGCCAAAATCTATATTAGCATGAGAAGAACCATATCCTAATGCTAAAGATGAATTGTATATTGAAGTAATTGCTGTTTCTGCCCCACCTGTTAATACAGCTGTTCCACCTACAGTTATAGCATCTGCTTCTAAAGTACCATCAAAATATCCATTTTTAAATTGAAGACTAGCTGTACCTAAATCAATATCATCATCAGCTACAGGAGCTAATGCCCCATCAATTAATTTAATTTGATCAGCACCTTCAGCTCTAAATAATATTGTATTATCTGTAGCAAAATCTATATCATTATCAGCATCTCTTCCTATTACTAAACTTGTATTTGTAATTGAAGTAAATACTGTTTGACTTGCCTCTAAAGCAAAGTCTATATTATCATTAGATGTATCATATGTAACTGCAATACCTGTTTCAGTATTACTTGATAACATATTTGTACCAACAGTATCTCTAATATATGTAGCTAAAGCTGTTCCATCTACTGTAATAACATCAGCTTCTAGAGTACCATCTATATCTACATTACCAGATATATCCAATTCTGTTGCTACAACTTTATCATTAAATGTTGCTGCACCAGCTTCACTCATATCTAAAGTTAAAGCTGTAATATCTGAACTACTATCTGTACCTTTAAATATAATATCTGCATCACCAGCTTGAGCATCTATTGTAATATTTCCTGAAGAAGTTGCTAAAGTAACTGCTGCGTCACCTGTAGAAATATCATCTAATGCAACTGCAGCACTTGCGTACGTATTTATTTGAGAAGCATTAATATATTTTGTTGTACCACCATCATCTACTAAAAATTTATCAGTATCTGCTAATGTAATACTTGTACCATCTGTACCACTATCGATTTGAATAGCACCACCTGCAACTTTATCTGCTGTACTAATTGTAGATAATTTACTATCAGCAATTGAACCTGCTAACATAGAATTTTCTACAGCAGTTGAAGCAATTGTTATGGCTCCGTTTGAAGCCATTGTAACATCACCACTAACTGCTACTGGATTAAAATTTGTACCATCAGCTACTAATAACATTCCTGAAGTATTAGTACCCATTGTAATATCATCACCTGTAACAGTAAGATCTCCACCAACTGTTGTATTTCCTGATATATCAACTGCACCATTAATATCTATTGTAGTAGCATTAATTTCTATTTCAGTATCTGATACTAAATCTAATACACCATCTGCTGATTGATGTATATATGTTCCTGTATCACCAAATAATAATTTTTCTGTGCTATTCATTAGGACTTCATCAGAGAATTTAAAATAATCCTCATCTTCCATCCATGTTAATACACCATCTGCTGACTCACCATCAAAGGTTACGGCAATATCTGTACCTGAAGTACCATCACCTATAGTGATTGCAGTACCTAATAGTTTTGTTACTGGCCCACCTTCTGCAGTTGTACCATCATGAGTATGTCCTGACGCTGCTACAAATGCAGCTAAAAGTTGATCAAATTCATTATTAATATCTGATGCTTCAATAACACCACCATCAACTATGCCTGCCGAACTTTGTCTAGTATATGTTGCTCCCATCTTATCTTCGTCCTCCTGGTACGAATTCTAATTGAAACCCTCGGATTGACCAAGGTAAATTTGTACTTGTATCTGTTATTTTTACTGCAACAGCAAAGCCTGATCCCTCAATAGATTTTCTGGTAATAGGTAAATCACCTAGTCCAAAAGCTGCTGTTCCAAATTTTCCTGCTCCATAATACGCCCCACTCCCCGATGAACTAAGAGTAATTAAACTAGGTTGAGGAGTATCGGTATCATTATAATTATATTGTAAATATAAACTAGCACTAACCTCGCCTTCAGGTTTCCAGTTTAAATTTATTCTTTCCATTGATTTTCTTATTCCAGGATCACCCATAGTCATATCTGGTGATCTATATGTTGAATCTAAAGCATCTGTATCACTGGCTCTTGTCCAAACATTTCCTGATTCTTGTTTATAAATATATCCATCATATCCACCTGAAATTACTGTTTCAGTATTACTGATATAATCTGAATCACAACAAGAAACTTTTAATCCTTTTATATCTGCGTATTCATATCCTAATTGACCTGTATTAGGATTTACTTTAATAACTGCAATAATACCTTTAGAGCTATCTTCAGCCCCATCAGTTGGATAAAATAAACGATATTGAGATTTATCTCTAATAACTAATGAAGTTACATTAGTATAGGTAATATCACTAATTCTATCTTGTATTTGTTTTGAAATAGTACCAAGTTCAACGTCACCAATTCTTGCTGTTCCTGCAATTGTTCTTAATCCATCTGCAGATAAAAATATTAAATCTCCACCTAATTCTTGAATAGAATGATTGGCAATTGTACCAACGTTTTTTGCAACTTCTGCTAATGCAAAATTACTTGAACTTGTTCCTGTTATTTTATAAATTCTTCTTTGGCAAAATACATAAAGTTCATCTCTAAATACTTTTAATCCTGTAACAATATCACCAACTTTAATTGTTCCTGCCCCTGTATCAAAATCATCTTCTGTATAAGGTCCTGAAAATATAATACTATGTGTTGCATCCGACATTCCTGCATAAAACATATGATTAGCAAAAGATTTTACATATTTAGGATTAGTGGGTGCAGTTCCACCACCTGTTGCATTTATAATATCTTCAGTATAACTTGTATTTAAAGTAAATGCTGCTGCAGATCCTGTAGCAATTATAATTTTATTTGTTCCATCATAGTTAAATTTATCAAAGTCATAGGTATAAGTTGTACCTTTACTTGTAGCTCTTGATGTCCATGATCCACTTGTTGTTCCACTATATACTGTTCCACCACGACCTGCTATAATTATATCATTAAATATTGCAGACATTAATATTCTTTCGCTTGAAGCAGATACTTGAGGCACTATAGTTGAATTATATTTTGTTGTACCATTTAATCTTCTATATCCACCTTCAACTGATGGTTCAAAATTAGTTAATTGTAAAGCTTCACCAGGTTGCATATTATATACATCCTTATTAAGTATTAAACCACCTCCACAACTAGCTGTATATGGGGTTATTTG